AAATATGGCAGTCCCAACTACAAAAGCAACATTTAAAGAGTATTGTTTAAGAGCATTAGGCAAACCTGTAATAGATATAAATGTTGATGATGACCAAGTAGATGATAGAATAGATGAAGCGGTACAATATTTTGCTCAATATCATGTTGATGGTGTTGAAAGAATGTACTTAAAATATCTAGTAACGGCTGATGATATTACAAGAATGACCACAGACGTTTCTGAATCGGTTACAGATAATTCTGTTACAACTACATATAAAAGAGCAGACAATTTTCTTGTTGTTCCTTCATCTGTAATTTCTGTTGTCAATGTTTTTTCTTTATCTGATAGAGCAAACTTAAATATGTTTGATGTTAGATATCAGTTAAGACTTAATGACCTATACGATTTTTCATCTACAAGTATTGTGCATTACGAAATGACAATGCGACACCTAGATTTTCTTGACCACATATTAGTGGGAGAGAAACCAATGAGATTTAATCATCTATCAAATAGATTATTCATTGATATGGATTGGGGAACAGATATAAAAGCAGGCGAATACTTAGTTATGGAAGTTTTTCGTAAACTGGATCCTGATACTTATGCTGATATCTATGATGATATATATTTAAAAAGATACACAACAGCGTTAATCAAAAGACAATGGGGACAAAATCTTTCTAAATTTAATGGTACTGCTATGTTGGGAGGAGTTACTCTTAACGGACCAGAATTATTTTCTACTGCAATCGCTGAACAGCAAAAGTTAGAAGAAGAAATTAGATTGAATTACGAAGAACCTGCTCATATGCAACAAGGATAATAAATGCCAACGAATGTCTATTTTGACACAGGCACAACATCTGAGCAAAGATTATACGAAGATTTAATAATCGAACAGCTCAAGATTTACGGCCAAGATGTCTATTATTTACCAAGAAAGATAGCGAACAAAGATTCAATCTTTGGTGAGGACCCTGCAAGCTCTTTTGACGATTCATATATTATTGAAATGTATGTAGATAATACTGATGGTTATATGGGCGAACAAGAAATTATTAAAAAGTTTGGTTTAGAATTGAGAGATGACATTGTATTTACTGTTTCTAAATTGAGATGGGAAACTTTGATATCAAACAATAGTGATTTACAAACTACATTAAGACCTAATGAGGGTGACCTAGTTTATTTTCCTACAACAAAAGCATTCTTTGAAATACAGTTTGTTGAACACGAAGCACCTTTCTATCAACAAAGTGCTTTACCGGTTTACAAATTATCTTGTACTAAATGGGAATATAGTTCAGAAAGAATTGATACAGGTATTACTGCAATAGATAGTACCGAAGATTCATTATCAACTGATACAATGAATTTCCAATTTAGTTTAGAAAACGAAACAGGATCATTTGTAATGGAAAGTAGTGTTGGTGCGATTGATTATCTTATCAATGAGGACTTTACAATGGCAACACAACAACCAGTAGACCAAGGACAAGCATTTGAAACTGCTGCTGGCACAAACACATCATCAACTGCTGATGATATACTGGATTTTAGTGAAAGAAATCCATTTGGAGAGGTTGACGATTACTAATGTTTGGGGAACATTTTTATCATAAGCAAATCCGTAATACGGTAATTGCCTTCGGTACAATCTTTAATAATATTAATATTAAGAGATTAGATTCAAGTGGCAACCCTTTACAAAATATTAAGGTGCCTTTATCGTATTCACCTAAAGAAAAGTTTTTGGCAAGATTAGACCAACAAGAGGATTTAACAGGAGATGATTCGTCTGTAGCAATTACTTTACCTCGTATGGCATTTGATATAGTCGGTTATTCTTATGACCCTAGTAGAAAGTTAAATAAAAATCAACGATTAGGTAAAGTTACTACAAACGCTGATACATCAAAACTTAATACACAATATTCTCCTGTGCCTTATAATGTAAATTTTCAATTGAATGTATTTACTGCTACTTCGGATGATGGTCTACAAATTATTGAACAAATACTTCCATACTTTCAACCTGATTATACGGTAACTATGATACAAGATTCTACATATATGGACACAAAAAGAGATATACCTTTTATATTAGGAGATGTAAGTTATGATGATAGTTATACAGGATCATTAACATCATTAAGAAGAATAACATATACTTTAAGTTTTACAGCAAAGATTTATTTGTATGGACCTATAAGTACAACTGCTATAATTAAAAAAGTTTCTGCTGATTTATATACTAATACATCGGATCAAAGTCCATCTCGTAGCGAAAGAGTTACAGTACAACCTAATCCGACATCAGCGGATAAAGACGATACATATACATATACAACAACCCTTGAATTTTTTGATGATGGTAAAAATTATGACGAGGCAACAGGTGATGACAAATAATTATGAGTACAATAGATGATAAATTAAATGAAGTTTTAAATATTACTACTGAGGTTATGCCCATAGAGGTAGAAAAAAAAGAATCAAAAGAAGTAATAGTGCCAGAAGATAAAGACCCAGATATAGACTTTGAAACTGGTAGAAAAAATCTTTATCAATTAATAGACAAAGGCAACGAAGCAATAGACGGCATTTTAGGATTAGCAAAAGAGGGTGAACATCCTCGTGCTTATGAGGTTGCAGGACAACTTATTAAAACAGTAAGTGAGGTATCACAAAATCTTTTAGACTTGCAAGAAAAGTTAAAGAAGATAAAAGATGTTCCTGAAAAAGGACCTAAAAATGTAACAAATGCTTTGTTTGTAGGATCAACAACTGAATTAACAAAACTGTTAAAAAACAAAAAGTAAATGGAATTTTTTAGAAAAGGTTTAGAAGAAAGTATTACTTTACCAGAACCTCCTGTCATGGATCAAGACGAGGTAGAAGAGGTAAAGGTAATCGTAGCGGCTCGCACAATGGATGATGTTCGGTCTGTAATGAATCACGATAGAGTTCCTTTCTATGCCATTCGTACTTATTGCCAAGAACATGGACTAATATTTCACGATAATGAGTTTGAAGATATTGTGGATCAGTCAGTACCTATTATCATGCATTTTAAAAACAAGTTTGATAGAAGGAGACCGTTTGTTGTAGATATGAATTTAAATATATTACCAAGTTCAACAAACGATACACCATCATATCCTAGTGGTCATTCAGCACAATCACGATTGATTGCACGATATGTTGCTGGTAAGTTTCCTGAACACGAAGAAGAATTAATTAAAAAAGGAAATGAATGTGGTTATGGAAGAGTACAAGCAGGATTTCATTATCCTTCTGATAATCAAATCGGTAATCTTCTAGGCGAAAAGTTATATTTTATGATGAACAAAGCAAACTATGAACAATAAATCAGACCAGTATTTAGGTAACCCTAATCTAAAAAAAGGACATACAAAATCAAGATTCACAAAGAAACAGATTGAAGAAGTCTTGAAATGTTTAGATGACCCAAAATACTTTATATCAACTTATTTGAAGATTGTTACAATTGACAAAGGTCTTGTACCTTTTGAAATGTATGATTTTCAACGAACAATGGTAGATACTTTTCACGATAATAGGTTTACAATATGTAAATTGCCTAGACAAAGTGGAAAATCAACTATCATTGTTTCTTACCTCTTACATTATGTTTTATTTAACGATAATGTGAATGTTGCAATACTAGCAAATAAATCTTCTACGGCAAGAGATTTACTAGGGCGATTGCAACTGGCTTACGAGCACTTACCCAAATGGATGCAACAAGGCGTTCTCAACTGGAATAAAGGTTCAATCGAATTAGAAAACGGAAGTAGAATTGTAGCGGCAAGTACTTCTTCTAGTGCTGTTCGTGGTAGTACCTTTAACATAATATTTTTAGATGAGTTCGCCTATGTACCCAACAATATTGCCGAAGAATTTTTTAGTTCAGTTTATCCTACTATCTCATCAGGAAAATCTTCTAAAGTTATGATAGTTTCTACACCACATGGTATGAATATGTTTTACAAGATGTGGGTTGACGCACAAAACAAAAGAAATGATTATGCACCAATCGAAGTACATTGGAGTGAAGTACCAGGTCGTGATGAAGCGTGGAAAGAACAAACAATACGAAATACAAGTATAGAGCAGTTTCAAACTGAGTTTGAGTGTGAATTTCTAGGTAGTGTTGATACTCTTATCAATGCAAGTAAAATAAAAACAATGGCAGTTATAGAACCTAAAAAGAGTCCTATGGGACTTGATGTTTATGAAATGCCGAAAAAAGGTAGTATCTATGTAACTACGGTTGATGTATCAAGAGGTTTATCAAATGACTATTCAGCATTTGTCGTATTTGATGTTACAAAGGCGCCATATAAGATTGTTGCAAAGTATAGAGATAATGATATTAAACCGATAGTTTTTCCAAGTCTTATAGAGAAAGTATCAAAGATTTATAACAATGCATTTGTTCTTATAGAGATAAACGATTTAGGACAACAAGTGGCAGACAATATGCAATTTGAATTAGAGTATGATAACATGATGATGGTCACGCAACGAGGTCGTTCAGGTCAGGTATTGGGTGGAGGTTTTAGTGGTAGAGGCAACCAGTTAGGTTTGAGAATGACAAAAGGTACAAAAAAAATCGGAACTTCTAATCTCAAAAGTTTAATCGAAGGAGATAAACTGATAATTAATGATTTCGATATTATTGCTGAATTATCGACTTTTATTTCTAAAGGAAAATCTTTTGAAGCCGAAGCAGGCGCAACTGATGACCTAGTAATGTGTCTTGTTATATTTTCGTGGTTGGCAAATCAACGATATTTCAAAGAACTAACGGATGTTGATGTTCGAGGACAGATGTTTACTGACCAACAGAAATCAATAGAGGCAGATATGGCACCTTTTGGGTTTATTGACAATGGACTTGATGATCCAAGTGGTCGCAACAACTCATTTTATGATGACGCAGGCGTATTATGGCAACCTGTGAGTTATCGCAAAGGGGAATAGTGTAGTTTTGGCATACTATAAATATACACAAAGGGTTATAACTAATAAACTTAATTAAGGAGAACTAAATATGGCTTTTCAAGTATCACCAGGTGTTCTCGTTACTGAAAAGGACTTAACGAATATTGTTCCTGCCGTATCAACAAGTGCAGGCGGAATAGTAATCACAGCAGAAAAAGGACCAGTAGATGAGATTACTACAATTTCGTCTGAAAAAGAATTGGTCGATAACTTTGGTAAACCAAACTCAAACAACTTTGAAGAATGGTTTTGTGCTGCTAACTTTTTAGGATACGGAAATAATCTGAAGGTAGTAAGACCAATCACAGGCATGGTAAATGCTGTGTCAACTGGTACTGCTGTCTTGATAAAGAATACGACTGATTACCTGAATACTTATTATTCTGAAACAGGTGCTGGTCAAGTTACTAATATAGGAACTTGGGCTGCAAGAGAGCCAGGAACATTAGGAAACAATATTAAAGTTTCACTATGTCCTAACTCAACTGCTTTTGGACCACACTCACAAAGTGGTACTCTAACAAATGACGCTTCTGCTGCTATCGGAGATACAACGGTCACTATGGACGATGGATCTTTGTTTCAAGTAGGCGACATATTAGAGTTTGGAGACGCAAGTGCTGTGCCTTCAACTGATGGTGCGCCTTCAGGATTTTTCTATAAGATAACTGCAATTAACACTCATGTTCTAACAATCGCAAGATTTAATACTGCCACTGGTAAAACAGAAACAGGTGGATTAAGACACGCTCTTGTTGACAACTGTAAAGTCCTAAGACATTGGGAATATTATTTTCAATTTGATGGACCACCAACAACAACTGATGATGTATCAGCTGCAGGCGGTTCAAATGATGAAATGCACATTGTCGTTGTTGACGAAGATGGCTCAATCACAGGAACTGCAGGAGAGATATTGGAAACTTTTGCTGGAGTATCACAAGCAAATGACGCTAAAGACGCTTCAGGCAATTCAAACTATTATCCAGATGTAATTTACAGAACTAGTAAATATATCTACTGGATAGACCACATTTCAACTTTATCAGATGGTGTTGCTAAATCAGGAACAACTTTTGATAACAGTTTAACAAATGCGTTTAATGTAGATAATGTTTCACTTGCAAGTGGTACAGATGACTATGCTGCTACTAACGCTGAGATTGCTACTGCATACGAAAAATTTAATGATGTAGAAAATGTGGATATATCTTTACTACTTTGTGGTCCTTCACAAACAGGTGCTGACGCTACTGGCGACACAAAAGCAACTGCTGTTATGGATATCGCAACTGCAAGAAAAGATTGTGTGGCATTTATTTCGCCTGCGAGAGCAGATGTTGTTAATGTTGCAAACGCTGTTACACAAACACAAAATGTTGTAGGATTTGCTGATGGTTTACCATCATCAAGTTATGCTGTCATTGATAGTGGTTACAAATATATGTATGACAAATACCATGATGTATTCAGATTTGTACCATTAAACGGTGACATCGCTGGACTTTGTGCAAGAACAGATAATATCGCTGATCCTTTCTTCTCACCCGCTGGATTTAACAGAGGGCAGATTAGAGGTGCAGTTAAATTAGCATTCAATCCAA